GCCATTCTTTGTGTAGGTGTTACTGTTCGTGCTTTTGAATTGTCTGTTTTTGAGGAATCTGAAGAACATGAACCAAGTAATAGAATAATGAGGAGTACAACAAAAGTCGATTTAAATGATGATTTTGTTCCCGTTCTTTTCATTTGACATCCCACCTTATATGTGTTAAATACAACAAAATGTAAAATATGTCAATAGTAAATTACAAAAACAAAAGCCAGGGGATAATCCCTGGCCCTTTTTTTATTCCATGATGCGTTTGTGCAATTCTTCTTTGTTGATGATTCCTTCACAGTACAGGTTTATCATCAGCAAAATAAAGCGTTCTTCTTTCTTCTTATATTCTTCATATGTTATCTGTTTCAATGCATATTGCTTTTTCAATTCGTGTAAGGCTTTCAAGGCTATCCATCCTTTTCATATCGTAGTTGTTTTTGTTTGTATTTAATTCGTGAGCCATTTGGCACGATAATTATATACAAACAAATTTTTCAAAAAAATTTAATGTCAACCACTCGTTTGACATCGGTTGTCCATTCAACATGAATTTCGTCAACGAAGGAACGCCAGAAGGAACGTTTGTGTTCTGCATCCAATGCTGAATAGATTTCTTTCCAATCACTTGTAAGCATCTGCTGGATTTTTTCATAGTCTGGTTCATCGTGAAGTGCAGATTGTTCTTCATGGGCTTCTTCGATTTTTGCCATCAATTCATCGTATTGCTTATCATATGCTTCCACGGATTTGATACGGCCCTTCTGCCACGAATAATTCAGGCGTTCCAATTCCTGCTGAAGTGCAGCAACATCATGAATGCTGACACGATCAGCTTCTTTTTGCAGTTTCACAATGTTCTGCTTTTTTCCAGCAATAATTTGTTCAATGCTTGCCAGCAATTCTTTTTCAAGGCGTTTTTCAAACACCACTTTTTTGAAAGTGCAAAGTTTGCTGTCTTGGTGTTTTTGACACCGATACCCGTGGTATTTGTGTTTTTTATTGCTACCTTTGCTTTGCTGCCCATTGTATATCACACCGCCATTGAGCCTACGCCCACATTCTGGGCATTTAATAAGCCCGGTAAAAATATAGGTGTGTTCTGACGGCGAAGTGCGTGGGTTACGCTTGATGCACCTTTGCAACGCTTCAAATTCTTCCCTTGTGATGTATGGTTCGCAGTAATTCGGATTCCCTTTGTATGATCCGCATATCATTTCATTTGACAATGCATTCATAATCTGATTGTATCCGAATGTGCGATTATACTTGTTATTGATGTAAACAACAGCGGCACGGACAGAATGATTTTTCATAACGTGTGCTATCAAATCACGCATAATTTCATCATCACGCTTGCCGATGTATTTATGCCTTTCCCCATCTTCCGGGTGTTCCACCTGGTAGCAAAACGGCAGGCATTGAGAACCATACAGCGGCTGGCCTGATTTGATTTTGTATTCGTTCACCATTCGTATGCGCTCCCCAGCTTGGTCGGCTTCAAACTGTGCCATTGTCAGCTTCATATTCACAAAGGCTTCCCCTGACGGTGTAGACAAATCGTATTTTTCTTCCGTTGCTGTCCAGATAACGTTTTTCTTTGAAAGACGCTTCATGCATTCGTGATATTCAGCAACAGAACGGAAGAAACGGTCAAGCTTAATGAATATGATACGGTCAAATTTCCCCTTTTCGGCATCCTGAATCATTCGCTGCAATTCCGGGCGGTTCTTGATTAGCTTTCTGCCAGACACACCTTCATCCTTGTAAAACTCAACAATTTTCATGTTGTGCTTTTCGGCGTAATCATTCAGCTTTTCAATCTGGGCATCCAATGATATGCCGTGCAGTTTTTGTTCCTGTGTTGATACACGGATGTAAGCCGCTACCCTTTCGATTTTCATTGTTACTGGATTTTGTGAATACTGGCTTGTTACCTTTTCTATTATTTCTGACATCGTGAATTTCCCCTTTGTTGTTATTCTGTTTTCTTTTGTAAAACATCATCAATGAAACTATCTATCACTTTGGATTTGCGATTGTTTTCTGCCCAAAGATAATCATTATCCCTTTGAAGCCTGGCAATCTGTTCATTCAAATTATCAATCTTCTTCTGCGTTTCCTGTTCTTCCTTGATAAGCTGATTTTTCAAATAATCCTCATTTTTCTGTGCATCGGCACGAACAGCATCTATTTCGGCCCGGTATGATGCACGGATGGCATCCATTTCGGCTTTATAAGAATCGTGAATATTTTCCTGTACTGCCCGGTACTCTTGGTTATCTTGCAGCAAACGTTTCAATTCCAACTGGGCATCATTCAGCTTTTGTGCATCCGGCAGGTTTTCTTCTTCAAATGCCAGATAGCACGGATATTGACTGGTAGCACCGATGATGGCGTTTTCAATTCTTCTGGCCGTATCACGCATAATATCTTGATCTGGCGGTGTTGGGCCAAGCACTTTTTCAACCGTTTTTATGGATAATCCTGCCTTTTCTGCTATATATGCATTCGTCAAACCATTGATTGCCTTCAGATCACGCATGTATTCCCACCAGCGCACCAATTCAAGGCCAGAGGTTCGTGGGCCGTCACAACGTACTTTTCTGTGAGGGCAGGAAAGGCAACGGTTATAGGGTTTGCCGGAATAATCTTTATGTTTACTCATACTTATCCTCCGTTTTGTATACAATTTTAGGGTTTATGCCATAAAACAATGGGGGAGGGGTTCCTTTTATGTTTCCGTATGTTCCGCTTATTATTGGCTGTTTTTCCCACTTTGAAAGTGGTATTCTATGAACGGGTCAGAAATGACCTATCATCCCTTGGGGGAGGGAAATGTACAGGTGGTGCTGCGGCGTTTCTCTCCCCTTTACCCTGACATTCACTGGCGTATTATTACCAATTTTGCAAAAACCCTTGAAATTTTCAAAAAGCTTTTGTAATATAGCTTACGAGAACACTCGTTTGTATTGGTACAGGAAAGGATTGAAAAGAAGTGACAAATGAAACTGCAATCAATGAGCCAATGACCAAAGAGCAGCTAATTCATCAAATCTATCAGAAGCTGCAAGAATGCAACGACATTCCTTTGCTGGACTTAATCGACAAACTACTTCTCAAAAGCATTTAGCATTTGTTTTATGCCTTTGATTTTGTCGGCATCAACAGAATAGAGAGAGAAAACTAAATCACGGAAATCTTCATCCATTCGCATACGGACAATGACATCGGCCATGAGATCATTGTCTTTTTCTTTTTCTTTCGTTAGCTTTTCTTCTATTAAGTCTGATTTCAAGATACCGAAATAATCAGCCAGTTTTTGAATTTTGTCTATCCTTGGAAACTTCTTCGCATTGATCCACTCATTAAATGTAGGAGCAGAAACCCCAGCGACAACCGCAAGCTCTTTCTGATTTTTTCCAGACACCTCCATATAATAACGAAGATTTTTAGCAAAAATCGTTTTAGACCATTCTTGTGCCATATTTCATCCCTCCTTTCAATGAAACATCCGAAAAAGTATTTTTGGATAACATTTTCGGTTACAGGTATATTATAGAAGAAGTTCGCTAAAAAAGCAATAATAATTTTTAAAAAATTAGCTATGAGCTATTGACTTTTAGCTAAAGTTATATTACAATAGCATTGAAATTAGCTAAGAGCTAATTACCAAATTATAAAGGAGTGAGAAAATGCCTAAAATCACACTTAAGGCCGCAAGGGTCAACGCCGGATTATCTCAACTGGATGCCGCAAAGCGAATTGGTGTGGCAGCAAGCACCCTGCGGAACTGGGAAGCTGGGAAAACTTTCCCCACGCAGCCCAAGATTGAAAAGATGTGCGAAGTGTACGGCATATCGTTTGATGTTCTTTTTTTTGCCTAAGAAATTAGCTGAAAGCTAATCACGGAAAAAGAATGGAGGTTGATGCATGGAAAACAAAGCCCCGTCTGGTGAAAAGCTTCTCGCCACGTTGATTGAACTGTATGCCGATCAGATGGGCGTGAAAGTGCAATACACGATTGAAACAAGAAAGGAAGGTTGAAATGGGAGGTATTTTTGCCCTGGTTGCGCTGATGCTGGCCTTGCT